AAATCATAGTGCTATATGAGGACTATGTCACCAAATTAAGCCAATGGCAATCATTACGCCAACAGCTTGAAACTAGTATTAACCCATACCAGGAAGTAATTAATTACTACAACACCCAAAAGAGGTGTAAATTAAGTACCGATCCTTGGAACCAAGCTAAATGGCCTGACCCTTGGCAGTTAATAGACTTTAATTTGTATTGTGACTTCACTTTAACACTCGGTAGTTGTTACACGCTACAGTTAACCGATAAGTTTAAGGATTATGATTTTGAGATACATATTAGCATAGACAAGGTAAATGAAGAATTATTATATCCTTTGTACGTCGAAGACGAGATTTTGTGTTACAATTATGACGGGGTTGTTCAAAAGAACGAGTTACCCACAACAATAGTATCACAACGAATTTACAAGATGCCTCGGTTACAATAAATACAATATCATTTACGATTAAAACAGTAACAGGAGTACATTTCAAAATGTCAAACGGCGTAGGGATACAAATACGAAAAAGAGACGGCAGACTAGTTACATTAAATATTAATAAAATTCATTTTGTTGTAGAAGAAGCAGTCGAAGGTCTCGCGAATGTAAGTGCTTCCCAAATTGAAATGAATGCGAACATCCAATTTTACGATGGAATGAGTACAGCAGAGATACAAGAAATTTTAATTAAGTCTGCAAACGATTTAATTTCTTTAGATATCCCTAATTACCAATACGCCGCGGCAAGATTATTACTGTATCCAATTTATAAAGAAGCATTTGGTCATTTCAAACCAATTACGTTACAAGAAATGATTGATACAAATATTAAACGTGGAGTTTACGATCCAACTATATTAGAAAAATATTCTGTTGACGAGATAAAGATCCTAGACAAGTATATTAAACATCAACGAGATGAAAATTTTACCTACGCAGGACTAAGACAAATTGTTGACAAGTATCTTTGTCAAGATAGAAGTAGCGGAGAAATTTTTGAGTCTCCGCAATTTATGTATATGATGATTGCGGCAACATTATTTGCCGAGTATCCAGAAAAAAATCGTTTAGCTTATGTAAGGAGATACTATGATGCGACCTCACTTTTTAAAATCAATATCCCAACGCCAGTCATGGCCGGCGTCCGTACACCTGTTCGGCAATTTGCTTCGTGTGTCCTTGTTGATAGTGACGATACCCTTGATAGCATTTTCGCTAGTGATATGTCGATTGGTAGATATACTGCACAAAGAGCCGGCATAGGAATTAACGCAGGCAGAATAAGAGCAATCAATTCTAAAATTAGAGGTGGCGAAGTTGCACACACAGGCATAATTCCGTTCCTCAAAAAGTTCGAGTCAACTGTAAGATGTTGTACCCAGAACGGAGTACGTGGAGGAAGTGCTACAACGCATTTCCCTATCTGGCATTTAGAAATTGAAGATATTTTAGTTCTAAAAAATAATAAAGGAACTGAAGATAATCGTGTACGCAAATTAGATTATTCAATTCAAATTAATAAACTAATGTATGAACGGTTATTGAAGGGGGAAGATATAACTCTTTTCTCACCTCATGAAGTGCCAGACTTATATGAAGCATTTTTTACTAACCAAGATTTATTCCAAGAATTGTATGAAAAGTATGAAAGAAAAACATCACTAAGAAAACATAAAATTCCTGCAATGAATCTTTTTACATCATTAATAAAAGAACGTGCAGAAACAGGTCGCATTTATATTATGAATGTTGATCATTGTAACACTCACAGTTCTTTTAAAGATACTGTTTATATGAGTAACTTATGTCAAGAAATTACATTACCAACTATTCCATTACAACACATTGACGACCCTAATGGTGAAATAGCATTATGCATACTATCTGCAATTAATGTAGGAAAAATTAATCAACTAGAAGAACTAGAAAACTTATGCGAGTTAGCTGTTAGATCATTAGACGAAATTATAGATTATCAACGATATCCTGTAAAAGCGGCTGAAATAAGCACGAAAGCACGTAGATCTTTAGGTGTAGGCTACATTGGCCTAGCACACTACCTAGCAAAGAATCAAGTAAAATATAGCGATAAAAAAGCATTAACAAAAGTACACGAATTAACTGAAGCATTTCAATACTATCTTTTATCAGCGTCTAATCATCTTGCAGTCGAAAAAGGCAAGTGTAGCTACTTTGACCGTACTAAATACGCAGAAGGACTCCTGCCAATAGATCATTATAAAAAGGATCTTGACGAAGTTTGCAATATTACATTAAAATATGATTGGGATAATTTACGTAGAGACATTAAGAAGCACGGCTTACGGCATTCCACTCTGTCCGCACAAATGCCATCAGAAAGCAGTTCCATTGTGTCGAATGCAACAAATGGAATCGAACCACCTAGAGGATACCTGTCCATTAAGAAAAGCAAAAAAGGGCCTCTTAAGCAGATTGTTCCACAGTATCAGGCATTAAGAAATCACTATACTTTGTTATGGGATATGCCTAGCAACGAAGGCTACATTAATATTGTTGCTGTTATGCAAAAATTCTTTGATCAAGCTATTAGCGGTAACTGGAGTTACAATCCAACACACTTTGATAACAACGAAGTGCCAATGAGTGTAATGATTCAAGATATGCTAATGACATATAAATTAGGTTGGAAAACTTCTTACTACCAAAATACATATGATCTTAAAGTTGATGAAGGCGAAAAGGAAATTATTGAAGTTAGATCTGAAAGCACACCCAATTCATTTGAACCTCAAGTAGATATTACAACACCAAAGAAAACAGAAGAAGAAGAATGTGACACCTGCGTCATATAAGACGCTGATTATGGATTACGGACGGAATGGGTAAAACAGTATTCAATAGAGAAAAAGTCGATTACACAAAACAATATATGTTTTTTGGTGAAGACCAAAACACACAACGCTATGATGTTTTTAGGTATCCAGAGTTTGATAAATTAAATCAAACAATGTTAGGATACTTTTGGCGACCTGAAGAAGTATCATTACAAAAAGATAGATCAGATTACGCACAGTTTCGTCCAGAACAAAAACATATCTTTACTTCTAACTTAAAATACCAAACACTATTAGATAGTGTACAAGGTAGAGGACCAGCATTGGCTTTCTTGCCTTATGTATCATTACCTGAACTTGAAGGTTGTATTGTTACTTGGGACTTCTTCGAAACAATTCATTCTCGTTCTTATACACACATTATGAAGAACATCTATGCAAACCCATCAGAAATATTAGATAAAATTTTAGATGATAAAGAAATTTTAAAAAGAGCCGTTACAGTTACTAAACACTATGACGACTTTACAAATACAGCAAATCTTTATTTTCATAATAAAAAAGGCAAGTTGCGTGATGTTAAAAAGAAATTATATCTAGCAATGATGAATGTTAATATGTTAGAAGGACTACGTTTTTATGTATCGTTTGCTTGTACATTTGCATTTGGTGAATTAAAAATGATGGAAGGGTCTGCTAAAATTATTTCATTAATTGCTAGAGACGAAGCAACACATTTAAATCTTACAAGTCACGTTCTTAAACATTGGATGAGAGGTGAAGACGATCCGGAAATGAAAAAGGTTGCTCAAGAATGTGAAAAAGAAGTTTATGAGATGTGGCGTGTTTGTGTAGAAGAAGAAAAAGCATGGACTAACTATCTATTTAAAGATGGCTCTATTATCGGTTTGAATATAAATCTATTACACGCTTACGTTGAGTATATTGCCAATCGTAGATTAAGAGCATTAGGATATGATCAACTCTTTCCTGACCGTCCTTTAAATACTAATCCTTTACCATGGACACAACATTGGTTATCAAGTTCTGGTATGCAAGTGGCTCCGCAGGAAACAGAAATTGAAAGCTATATCATCGGTGGAATAAAACATGATATACACGAAGACACATTAAAAGACTTTAAACTATGAGCTCGGTAATTTATAGTAAACCTGATTGTCCTTATTGTGTTAAAGCAAAAGCATTATTAGATGAAACCCGAATTCCTTATAAAGAAATAGTAATTGGAAAAGATATAACAGTAGAAAGACTTTTTGAAGAATTTAAGCTAAATGGACAACCACAACCAAAGTCTGCACCCCAAATTATCTTACACGGTAAATATGTTGGAGGATTTAAAGAACTCCAACAATATTACGAAGACTGTGATTTAGGAAGAAACGATACATAATGTTAATTGAAAATAGTTATAAAATAGGTGACGTCGTTACAATTAAATTAAAATCTGGTGAAGAACTAGTGGGCAGGGTCGACGCTGACGACGAAAAAGCTATTAAAGTTAATACACCACTAACTTTAGTTGCTAATGAAAAGGGTATAGGGCTACAACAATTTCTTTTTACTGCTGATATAACCAAATCATACGTTATTAAACACGAAGCTATTACTTTAGTCACGGCAACAAGACCGGAATTTACTGAGGCTTACAATAAACAAACATCAAGCCTACATTTACCACAAAAACCAAGCATCATTACCTAAATAAATACTAGTATGACAATACCAGTACATCGACATACAGATGCCCGTGTCTGTGGAGCAACAACAACCGTAGCTGGCAATGTTGATGTTTTTGCTAACAACTTGCTAGTGTCAGTTGACGCAGATCCTAATACACACGGCGGTGGTGCCTTAATAGCTCATTCGAATCAAGTATTTGCTGACAATATTCTTTCAGTAAATCATACAGCCGATACAGCTAACCCGGATGCACTATGTCCTGTACCTCCGCATTGTAATCCAGATACAGATCAAGGCTCTCCTAATGTATTCACAGGCGATCCTTCAGCGGCACCAACTGTAGTAATTCCTCCAGCAATAATAGAGAAAATAAGTTTAAAAATTGAAGTATATATTGCTGAACCATATATTCCTCCACCAGGGTATATTCCGACTCCAAACGAAGTAGAACAAAATGAAATTCATTTTGCTGATACTCCTGATGAACCTGAAGCAATAGGCGAAGTTATTGCAAAGCCAGAAGACAAAGTATACGAAGATATATGTCATCCATTTGATGGACTTTTAGATCAACATCTTTTAGAATCATCACAAGACTTATGGGACGAAACAGGCATGGGCAAAAAATATGTTGGAACTTATCCTGCTGGAGCGTTTCAAGGTGACGGACTATCAAATGAAAAGATTTTAGGACTATGGCAAGAAATAGGATTTAGAGACCAAACACCAATACATTCATCCGACTGGGTTTGGAAGACTGATCAAACTGCATGGTGTATGGGTTACGTTTGCTATGTTTTAAAATTAGCAGGTTACAAATGGTTACAAACGTCTAGAGCCTTAGATGCAAAAGACCAACAAGCAAAATTTGAATTTACAGAAATACCCTATTCTAATTGGGCTGATGCAAAATGTGGTGATGTTTGTCTTTGGGCTATAACAGATAAAAAAGGAAAAGTTGGGCATCATGTAAACTTTCTTTATACTAATAAAAATAAGAAAATGTCTTTTGTTGGCGGTAACCAATCTGATGCGGCTAGAAATACTAACAACCCATCAGGTGGAGCAGTAACACATTCTTGGAGAGGAACTGCCAAAAGTACATATAATCTTCAAGGCGTAGAAGGTGGACTTGGTGCTTATGATTACACAGGAGTACACCACGATACCAATTTAATCCATATTTATAGGCCAAAAAAAGTATAATGGTAGTATATGTAGCCATTTTAGACGTCTTAAAGCCACTTTCTATATAATTACTAATAGTTCACTATACATAATAGTAAAACAAAGGAGAATTCAATATGTCAACCCATGAAGAAATTGTTTCAGCATACGAGGCTTACTTAAAAGAATCTGAGTCTTTTGAAACTAAAAATGTTAAGGCGGCGGCGGCAAGGGCACGTAAGGCGTTAGGGAATCTAGGCAAGTTGTCTAAGAATAGACGGAAAGAAATACAAGAACGTAAAAACAATCTATAAACTAAATAAACAGACTACTTAATAAACATAGTACAATATTGAATTGTGCTATGTTTCTTAGTAGCAATATGAAACAAAAGGAAACAAAGAAAGACTATGAGCAACGGAAAAGTAAAATGGTTTAATGGCGTAAAAGGTTACGGATTCATTACACCAGAAGATGGAAGTAAAGATATTTTTGTACATTCCTCAGCAGTAAGAGATGCAGGTATGAATGACCTAGTTGAAGGTCAAGCAATAACATTTGAAACTCAAGAAGGTCCTAAAGGACTTACAGCAGTAAATTTAGCGTCGGTTTAAATCACTTAAAAACTCATTATACTGATAAATATTCTATAGTAAAGTCACTTTACTGAATAAGGAAAATATAATACATATGAGTAAACTCACAGGAACATTAAAATGGTTTGACGCTAAGAAGGGCTATGGTTTCATTACACCGGACAATGGCGACAAAGACGTTTTCGTTCACATCTCTGCGTTTGAACAAGCACACATCACAAACATCCGCGATAAGATGCTATTAGAATTTGAACTAGTAGATAATCGCGGACGTGAAATTGCTGGTAACGTTACCCAACCTGATAGCTTCAATCGATAATAATTAATCGCAATTGATATTCCGAAACGGAACAGGATTGCCTTCTGAATCGACTATTAGTTCGTCATTAGCTGTACCACAGAGTTTCTGTTTACCGTTAGTGTTTACAAACATAGTGGGTTTAATTTCATGCCCATTATAATAGCGTTTGTGGTTTTCGGATTTCATTCCTCGTGAAGTTTTGTGCCCTGCCATTTGCCCTCATTTATATTACTTGAAAATTGAAGTAAATTTACTTGCAACTTCAAGTGTTTTATCAGTAGCCTTTTTAGCTACATTTAGTGTTCCATCAACAGCATCTTTAGCCACTGTCTTTGTTCCACTACCTAGTTCACTTGCTTTATTAACAGTTGAAGTAGTTGCCTTTTTAGCAACATCTTTAACATAGTTTTTTAAATTATTAAACATAACTCTCCTTATTTTATATCTATTAGTGCGCCAGCTTCAAGTAAAGCATCTTTACACTCATTAGCTTTATCTTTGTCTACTTCTTCTAGTACAGATTTTGGTTCTTCTATACAACCTTCAACAAAATTCTTAGCTTCTAATAATCCAAGATCCATATACTCTCTAATTTTTTTGAGTACAGGTATTTTACTGCCTTCCTTAAATCCTTTAAGAATAATTGTTGCAGTATCTTTTTCTTCTACAACTGGTGCTTGTGCTTCAGCTGGTTTATTCATTAAAGCATCAAGATCAAGCCCCCAGGCTTTTTCTAATTTCTTAGCTAACTCACCTGCTTCAATAACATTTAAGTTACCTAATCGTTCTACTAACGTATCCAATTCACTTGACATTGATTCCTTTTTATAGTATAGTTATCCACATACACATAAATACCGTTGAATATGATAGCAACAGGGAGATTTGATATGGTAATTGAATTGATGGAGGCTCGAGATGAAGAGCCTGCGAGTATGGTGCAAAGGAAAGCTGAGCAAAGTTAAACCTTTAATGCCCTGGATGTTTAAGGCTTATATACTTTGGAGTATAATAGCCGATATTACTCTTTTGGCTGGAATCATTTATCTTGCCATTTACGGTGTGCCTTTCTAATCAGCACTTGACCTTTCTATTATAGTATGTTATAAATAACAATGTAACGTTGAAGCTATGCAAACGCTCTTCAAGACGCGGGTTCGACTCCCGCCACCTCCACCAAATTGGAGCATCCGCGGAGTATATATTTTCCGCAAAGTATACAGTCCGGGGGTGAACTGGGATCGATTGGAAGTTAATAGTATATGTGGAGTTGCCCGTAAGACACGACGGTGCCGAGAGGAATCAGTTCGAAAACTATAAATGCTAACTTAAAAGCATCAGGTAACGTAACCTTCGTTAATTTCGGAGCGAAGTTGCCGACTAATGATCAGGTGTTTGCCCTAGCGGCATAGCTTGAACGGAGTTTGACCTTACTTGGCAACAGGAAAGGTTAGGATAGGGGCTTCGGCCCCTATCTTTTTATTTGACAGAATAATTAGGTTGTGCTATAATATACAAATTATTAATGTACAGGAGGTTACTGTGATCGATCATGATAATAGAATCTGTATTGAAGAAGGTTGTACTAGAAAAGGACAACACATGGGCAGATATCTAGCAGACGGTACAGCGAGTCGACGTAATAGATGTCATATACATCATACAATAAACATTAAGTATGGTGCTGGTCTTTATATAGGGCATCGAAGAACGTATTGTGAAAACAAAGATAAACGATTAGGCTTCAAATGTACTACTAATATTATTTGGGATGGTATGTTAGATGTAGATCATATAGATGGCAATCATACCAATAATAAAAAATCCAATTTGCAAACCCTTTGTAAATGTTGTCACGCATATAAAACTGTTATAAACGAAGACTGGAAAAAATCGGTTGACAATAACTTCAATAC